AACAAACTGTCAAGATTTGTTGCGCCACTAACTGCTGCCGTGGTCTGTGTAGTGCCATCGGGAAACTTGAAGCCATTCAGGGTTGACTCAATCAAACCTGCCGCTTGCACTGTGGTAAAGCGCCCTGTGCTGGCTGTTGTAGCACCGATAGATGTGCCGTTGATTGTGCCGCCAGTGATGGCCACAGCATCGGCATTTTGATTTGCCATCGTGCCATGCACCACCGTCCAATCAATGATTGATGCCACTGGCACATTGCCTGCATCTTTGGCGAGGCATGACACCTGATAGACAATTGCAATTGGATAGGCACTTGGAGTGCCCGACAACGTGTAAGCGCCAGTCGATGTGGTCAGCGTAACAGTGATTACGGAGCCGCCGGATGTTTTGGCGGCGTTGTCTGTTGGTCTTCCGGATGCGTCTGTCGTGACGGCAATACCGTTCGCACTACCGTACTGAGCCGCGACGATAGCCGATCCAGTAGGGATGGTGACGCTGCCCGTTGTGCCTGAGCTAACGCTGTAGTAAATTTCGTATTCATTAACAACATTCTCCAAAGTTGTGACTCGCGCCTCAAGAGCGCCACCACCAGCAATAGGGATTATGCCGCGCAACATTGGATTACATGCCTTCGCCGAGGATGATATTCAATGTCGTGCCAGAGGCCGAGATATATGCCAAGGTCGTATCGTCTTGGTCTTTGGTGAACACTTCGATGGTATTGGGCATGATGTGCAAATCTGCCGTTGTAGCAGTTTGCGTGCCTTTACCGATGCGAACTTGCGCCGGGTTTGTTGCGCCGGTGTTCGTAATCCGAATGCTTTTTGTCCCAGCCGGAATTGTCACGGATTGAGATGTAGCATTAGCCGTCAGGTTTTGACCTGAGCCGTATGCCGGATTGAATGCGTATCGTACTGCCATGTTTAAGCTCCGAATTCTTCAATAATGATGATGCCGCCTGAGCCGCTGCCGCCTAAAACTGTTGTGCCACCACCCCAAATATTACAACCTGCGCCACCACCTCCTGCGCCATAGCCTGTGCCGTTTTGTCCAACGAATCCAGCCGAACTGCCGTTGATAGCCCCACCGCCACCCGCTCCGCCAATACCATATAGGCTATCTCCACCACCGCCACCGCCAGCGCCAAAGCCAGGACAGTTACCACCGGCCCCTTGACCAGCGAACAAACTTGTTGACAAGTTTTGAGAGCATCCGGGCATTCTGCCATTAGTGCCAGGGCTGTTTTGCGTCCCTCCACCTTGCCCACCAACGCCACCTACGATGACATGATAAATGTCATTTGGAATTGTGGTGCTTGGATTGCTGCACCACGCTTTCACTGTGTGAAAGAAGCTAGGGTTTCCTGGATTACTGCCAGGAGCGCCGCCAGCGCCTACAGAATAATTTACAGGCCCGGTCAGCATAAGCCATGCAAAAGCAGTGCATCCAGCATCGCCTCCATTCGCCCCAGTGGCTTGCGCTGGGGATACATTTGCGCCACCCCCACCACCAGCCACCACAGTCACGCGAACCCAAGAGTTCACCGCCAGTGGGGTAAATGTGCCGGAGCCGCTGGTGTATCTGACAACCCTCAGCGGCTTGCCAGAAGATGCGTTAGGCGTAGGAAATACTCCCCTCATTACCATGATTTACCCCAATCGAATCATACCGGGGGCGCAGCGATAAATTCTCTGCACACCGTATACCAAACTTTCATCACTGCATCAAAGCGAAGCTTGAAATATCCTGTAGAAGTCATTTCTGTGGGCTCGCCAATGATGGTCGCGCCATTTGCATCAATAGTCAGCGTGTTGATGGCTTGAGTTGTATTGACCATTACCTCTTGACGATCAACGCAATTGGCAACAGCTGGCAGCGTGATAGTGCCAGCAGCATACCCGGCCAGTGGCGTGAGAATGAGCCACACGCTAGAGCTGGTGTTGTTCACCGTCACAGTGAAGCCGGTAGCTGATGGCGAGGCGTATTGCGTCACCTTGTCATCGGCCACAGTTGAATCCGCCAGCACATAAGCCTTGATAACGCTCATGCTGGCTTTGCGTGCGTCACCGTTGCCATTTGAGTAAATAGGCACTTGGTCGCTGCTTGCAACAGCGTCAACCGCCGACAGTTGATTGATGGTCGTCATGTGTGCCTCATTCAAAATCTATGGGCGAATCCGGCCCGACAGTCAGCGGAGAAACCGGCTGATCAAAGAATGGCCGATCAATGTTCATTGGCTTGTTGCCTGCGCCAACAGGTAGCGTGCCGCTGTAGGCCATCTCAATAGGCTGCGTGTAGTGCGCCATCATGGCGTTATAGGCTTCACGCGCTGCAACTTTTGTTTCCAGTGCCACAGCCTTGCCGTAGCTTGGGGCAAGCCTAACGGCCAGACTGGCGACAATCGCTTCATTGGCACGATCTGGCACCGTGGCCACATCGTCTAGATCATCGCCATTTGGTGAAGATGGCAAGGGGAAGCCCAGCCGAATGCCTTTTGCATTCCATGTGGCCATCATCGCATTGAGCTTGCGGAGTGCGGCCTGCCATTGCTCAGGCGTGAGGTCAAAGGCGTAGGAACCCAGCCCAATTTCCTCAAAAGCCTGAGTTATGTAATCACGCTTTGTCCAAGCCATTTAGAGCCGCCTCGATGTTGGCCGCGAGTTTAGCATCAGAAGTGCGCCCGTCAAAACGAATGCCGAGTTCCTTTGCCTTTTCTTCCAATTCTGCGCGGGTTGGGGGTGCATCATCGTTGTCTAGCGTGTTCAACCGCCAGCCTAGCTTTAGATGCGCCGTGATTTCAGACTCGGCAACGATGATGTAATCAAACAGCCCGTTATCTGTTTTGAGCATCTTCCCAGGCTTATAGAGCATCGTGGGATTGATCATTTCTTGCCCTTTGGCTTTGCAGACTTCTTTGCCTTGCGCGCAACATCAAGTGCAATGGCCACGGCTTGCTTTTGAGGCTTGCCCGCTTTCATTTCTTGCTTGATGTTAGAGGATACGGTTTTGGCGCTGTAACCTTTTTTCAGTGGCATAGTGTATTTCTCCAAAGCAAAAGGGCCGAGGTTTCCCCCGGCCCACTCAATCAACCATTAGGTCTGGCTGAACAAGATGATGCCCGACATTTCGGGTTGCTTGTTGACCACACCGTAGAGAGTATCAAGGCGATACTTGGTCTTCATGGTGTTGATGTCGTACTGCTTTTGCATGACAAGCTCGAAGCCCTGGTCGGTGCTTGCACGCATCACAGCCGCGCCAGCATCAGACGGCACAGCATAGCGGCCAGGCAAGATTTCCAGCGAATCCTTCTGCCAGAAGGGGTTTACATATGCGTCCACCGTATTCAAGAAGGTGATTGCAGCGCCGTTTGCAGGCGTAGCGGTCACGTTCTTGTATTGCAGTTCGGCATCGGTAGCACCAGTAGCGGAGATGATCGGGGGCGAGATTTGCACCACGCCAGAGCCACCCGCGCCAGACACGATGGCCGTGATGCGGAAGGTCTTGGGCTGGCCGGTATCTGCTTTGGTGATGGCATGAACCGAATTAACGCCTGCCAGCGTGAAGCAATCGCCCACCTTCACAGTGCCAGAGGTCACGGCAATGGTCAAGTTTTGGAAGCGATTGTCCACGTTCGCCACTTCGCCGGTGACTGCGGTGCTGGTGGCCTTCGGGGTGTAATACTGGTTAGCACCGTTCACGGTCACAGTCACGCCAGCGCGAGCGGTCAAGCGGTTGGCGTAGTCGAGCTTGAAGGTTTCAAACCCGGCCACATTGCCCACATATGCACGCTCATAAGCGGTGACAGGCTTGCCCTGCATCGTGCCACGTCCAGCCAGGTTAGAGGCCATGCCGTTGTAATCGCGGGTTGACAAAGCGAGATAGCGGTCAAATGCTTGCACGCCGATTTCGTTCATCATCGCGTCAGCTTGGGCCACATCGTCAAAGCCCGAGGCGGCGGACGTGCGCTTGACCACCAAAGTGCCAGTGTTGGCAGCGGTGTTCATAATGCTCACGTTGATGTCGCTGGCCAGCTTTTGCTTGGCAGAGTCACCCAGGCGGCCTTCTTGCAAGGTATCGCGCAGTTCGGTGGCGGTAAGAACCCAAGGCACAGAGCGGCTAAAGCCGATGCTGGCGGGCACCGCAAGCTGCGTGAAGTCCTTGAAGTTAGAGGTCATATCGGTGCCGCTGAACGACTGAGCGATGTAGGGCTCAGGACGCCAGATGACGTTGTTCGTGCGCTCCATCATCTGTTGGTCGGTGTTGTAAACCGACACATTACGCGACAAAACGAGGGCGTCATTGAAGCCCTCAAGGATAGATTCAAACGCTACGCGTTCTTCTTTGGAAAAGGCATTAGCCATGATGTGCTCCTAAATTGAAAATGAGAATTACTTGTTGCGCTTTTGCTGTTTGTAGGCGAATACCTTTGAATAGTCGCCTGACTTTTCAGCATCGGCGCGCAGCCGATCTAGGGTTGAGTCCACCGATCCAGATATGCGGCCAGTCCCCTGAACCGTCTTTTCTGGTGGAGGTGCCGCTTTGCGATTTGTAACCTTCAATTGAGTCTCCAGTTTTGCAACCGCAAAAGCGAATTTCACGGGGTCGCTGATTGAGGCGAGTTCCTTTGCCTTCTTTGGGTTTTTGCCAAGCGCATAAACCAACAACGCCGGATTGTCTGCACCTTGCAGAATAACGCCTTGCTGCGTGGTATTGAAAGACTCCTGAACGATACCTTCGGCATCGTCGTAATCTTTCACCTTGAGCTCAGCTTTGGCTTTGCCGTAGCCTTGCAGCTTGGCTTGCCATTCCTGCTGTTGCTTTTCAATGTCGGCCTGCACCTTGGCAGCTTGCTCATCTGATTGTCGCTTGCGCTCAAACCATTGTGCAAGGCTGGCCTCAAACTTCTCGGCGTCATAGTCGAAGTCCTCTAGCGTGGGCTTCTTGCCAATTTCAGGCGCTTTTGGCGCTTGGTCTTGGTTCAGCTTGGCTTCAAGTTCCCGATTGCGCTTTTGCAGCTCTCGGTGCGATTTACGCAGTTCGCGTACCCATTCAGGCGCTGGCTTTTCTTCCTCTTGAGGTGGCGCTTCCTCACCGATGGTAACGATCAGCTCATCTTCCGCGCTCGCTTCTGGTGTCGCTTCAGCTTCAGGCGCTTGGCCTTCGGCTTCGGTTTCCATTTCGATTGGAGCATCGATTTCAGGCTGTTCGATTACCTCGTTTTCTGCCGTTTCTGACATAGTTTCCCCATTGATAAACTCACCCCATTAAAGGCCGGGTGGATTGCCTGAATTCTGTTGCTGCTGCAAAGCGCCACCGATAGCCTGTGCGGTTTCGATTGCGGCTTTTTGCTGGCTCACATCGACATTTGATAGGGTTTCAATTGTCTGTGCTCGGGTTTGCTCGGATTTTGCCACAGTCAAAACAGTATCAGCTTGGGCCTTCATGGCTTTTGCTTCTGCTTCCTTGGCTGCGCTCAGCAAATACATGGCCTGCGGGTCTGGTTGCTGGCCTTGCATTTCGGCTTGCATTTGCTGCGCTTCTTCTTCCGTGGCCTTCACTGCGCCCATGCGAACGAGCTTGCCCCGGAAGTAATCACGCACGTCGCCCATGCCCTCGCCTTCGAGATTCATCAGGGCCATAGCGGATAGCACCTGCACCGTCTCAGGGTCTTGCGTGACTTGCATCATGCCGATCAATTCACGAACCGTCGATTGGCGCTTGCTTGTGCTGGACGGGCCAACGTCCACGGCAATGTCGAATTCAGCTTCGCTCAGGTCGTTCTCATACTCAAGCTCGCCGTCCTTGGAAAGCACCGGTCGCATGAGTTCTACTGATTCGGCTGCCCCACCAGCCGAGATTGATTTCATCTTGCGGCCCTGCTCAACAAATACATCCTTTGCCATGCTGAGCCAGATCTCGCCGGAGCGCTTCACGGCCTTGGCCATGTTGCTCATGTAGATTC